ATACGCACTCAAGGGTCTACACATTTTTAGATTCCCCTTTCACACTCGCATTATACGTCACGGGTATGGCTATTTTTAATATTTATATTATGTCAGTGCGAGATGCCTAAATCCTTTCAATCGCTTTCTCAAGATGTATCATATAAAATTCAATATTAGATGTTCCACAGAAGTTGTGTATTACTTCTTTAAGATTCATACTGCTATCATATCTAAAAGGATACCTCTTAAATATACAATGCGATTTGTACAAGTAGGTCATTCTCATAAAATGAATGAAGAAGCATTTATAAGGGGGTGTATCTTATTTGGAATTGAATATGAAAAGGTTGATACTGTTTCTGATATTTCAGGACAGCCAGATTTAATATGGGCACCAGGATTCTGGATTGATCCGACCCTGTTTCCTAATACTAAATTCATGTTTGGCCCACAATTCTTTGTATTTCCAACAAAAGATGGGTCACTAGCCATTTACAAGAAGGGTTCGGTGGCAGATAGGTGTTTATACAATTGCCTTTCAGAATGGAATCTGTGTATTCACAGTGCCTTTCTTAGTAATCCTGTTGTACCATACGCATGCCTACCATTCGGTGTGGATACAGAATCTATGAAGCCCAATCCCAAGGTACAAAAAAAAGAGTATATCTTGATATATTGGAAACTCAGAGATAGTGCCAATATGCAGCATGTGGTTGATATTCTTATAAAGAATAAATTACTTTTCAAGGTAGTAAAATATGGCTTCTATAAATCAGATGAATATCATAAATTACTCTTAGAATCTAAACTTTGTATATGGCTTGGGCGTCATGAATCTCAGGGGTTTGCCTTTCAAGAAGCACTTTCCTATAATGTACCCCTACTTGTCTATGATGTATTAGATATGAAAGAAGAAGTTAATGACTATAATATATCAGCCTATGCTTCATATCATAGTATTAGTCTATCTGCTACTTCTGCGGCATTCTGGGACCCAATCTGTGGCGAAAAAACCACGAATCCAAAGGATATAGACCCCTTACTAAAAAAGATGATGGCTGGCCTAGATAAGTATAGGCCTAGGGAGTTTGTAGAGCGGGAACTCTCAGATAAGGTATGTTTTAAGAGAATGCTTGACAGGTTTGGTTTGCTATCTTAATTATTTTCTTAATTATATATAGTATGCTTCAATACCTCTTTGCCACTTATTTGGCATCAATTGATTCGGTTGTCTTACCCATTTTAAAGGCGAAAAAGCTGGGGATGATTACGGGTACATGGATGTTTCCACTCGCAGCTCTAATTTATTCCATACAGCCTCTTGTATTCTACCACTCACTTTCAATTGAATCCATGACAATTATGAATATCATGTGGGATGTTATTAGTGATATATTAGTATCTATTATTGGTATATTTGTATTCAATGAATACTTATCACCAATACAAATATTTGGACTTATTCTTTCTATACTTGGTATAGGACTCTTAGGATATAAGGAAGAAAAAAGGGTTTAGATATTGACCATTTTTAATTAATAACCTTAATCAAATACAAGATTTCTTGGCCTAGCATTTATATTGGCAGAGGCTAAACGAGTAGATCGCCGCTTTTTGGGCGCAGATGGTATTGATGGCTCATCTTGAGAATCAGCCTCATTCATCCTCTTGTTATTCGTATAAGTATCGTAGTTGTTGTTAAAGTAGCGATCTACACTATCTCCCAGTACGTGATTCACATAGTTTCTACTGCTTTCATTAATACGCGCAGTCTCCCATTGAGCTGCTGGAGAATACTTTCTTGAGGTAGATGTATCAATGTAATCAAATTGAGTAAGGGCGTTCTTAATAAGACTCATGAAATGGTCACAGTAATACGTGTCCTTCAACTTATGTACTGATACAATCACACGAGGCATTGCAGGGAGAGTTAACTGAACATGGAGAAATGGGTCCTCGTCAATAGATAATGTCTTAAATAGAAGATACAGGTGGTCAGTCAGGTCCGACTCTTCTGTAGTCCGAAGAGTATGTATATAGTTGGAAGCGCCATTCTCATTAGCGTCACTATAATACAATTCAAACTCGCCGGCACTAATGTTCTTACGAATCTTAATAATATCATCATTGTTCTCAGTAGACGCTGCCGTCCGCACTAAGTGAATCTTTACAAGATAAGAAGTTAAGGAATTCATTTGGGTGGTATGCTTACGTTTAGGGCGACACCGCCATTCAATTTTGGAACTCACTTAGAAAAGTGGTGACGACGAAGCGCAGCGGGGTCTTGCTTACGAGATGAGTTGTAATAGGAGTCCTTATGAACCCGGTGGTATGTTAGGACCGAATTAATATTATAAAATACACACTTTTCAAGAGCAAGTCTACACCATAAATCGTAGTCGTCAAGATTGTATAGGTCTGTATAATGTAGAAGACACTTGCGTATCAAGACTGATGAGTTTATCATAGGGTTCTCAATCTTGAAATAATTCACGTCAATATATCCAATTGGTACCTTTGGACTACCTCTCATATCACCCATATACTCACACTGCGTCCCAATAACATCCGGTGTTAGCATAAGGCTTCTGATACATAAGACTTGCTCCATTAACTTCTCAGGATACCATTTGTCATCTACGTCAAGTATTGCAACCCAATCAGATACTGCCTCTTTTACCAAGGTGTTCATTGCTTCTGCTCCCCCCCTCGCATCTGGTAGGTTTATCACACGAATCCGAGAGTCTCCCTTGGCCAATCTATTCGCGACCTCTAAGGCGTTAATCAGAATCTGACCTCCTGTAGGGCCATGACCATTTACTCCTATTAAGACTTCCCAATTCGCATATGTCTGATCTAAGACCGATTTTAAAGATTCTTCCAAAAATTCAACCCCGTTATATAAGCGTATAAGAACACTTATTTTACTTATTACCATCTATCATACAATTATTCCGTGTGTTTAGACCCAATATTATCTTTATAGACTCTATTGACTATACGGCTTATACTATACCCAAATGTTAGCCCTACAAGACAGCCGGCTGAAAACCAGCCCAGTATCAATCTATTTTTATAATTAAGAGCCATTTTACCTAGATACGTTTTTTTAATCATTCGTACTAATTCATTCTTGTCAGGCATAATATACTAATATAAGCGCAATCTTTAATACGCAAACATCATGGCTCCACGTCCGCCATAGACCCTAAATATATTATACGTCTCTGCATATACACGGACCCAGAATCTCTCGGCATACGTATCCGTAACATCACCAGTCTTTCCATGAAACCCTAGAGAAAGATTAATTCGCTGTACCTTATCCAGATTTGCTTCCCCTAAGGGTGTTGAAATAGGATTCAATCCATTCTGACACCCGAACGGTATATTGTATATGTACTTATTCAACCACGGAGCCTTTCTTTGCTCAAGAGATGGTAACATTGACCTGAAAATCCCCACATTTTCAGTTGAATATCTATTCAAAGTCTCGGCGTAATTCAGTGCCAACCACCGTATGGGTTCCGATCGGCGCTTTGAAAATCCTGGCTTGAGGGTGCCATAGTACCTGGCATCTAAGCCACTCGCATCGGGCCACCAAAGTGCGTAGGGATCTGGGTTATTGAATGTAGTAAGATCTCGCGTAGCCAAAAAATGTGCATTGAACGAGGGGGCCTCATATCTTTGGCAGAAAAAGAATATATCGCGAGTTGGGTTTGGAATATCTAAGGGGATTCTGGCATATGTATTAGCATTTGTGTCTACTGGGTCAATCGTGTAATGCTGAACAATGGGTACTTGAATGTCAGCTATACGAAATCTGTTAGCCTCAGCCTTGTCTAAATAGATGTATTCTACTAAGAGGTATGTGTCCTGTAATGATAGGGTATTAGGCATATTTAAGTGTGGAAACGCTTTCACAGGGTTTAATAGCGGTTTTTGTCTACTTGGTTCCAAATTTGGCAGGACAACACCCGATGAGTCCTGATAGTAAAATTGGGAATTTAACATAGGCCACAACCCCCCCCCTTCTACATTTATCGCAGGAGTTACTGTCCTAGAATCTGTATAATATAGACTATTCAATGGCTTGAAATTAATAGTCAGACGAACTTCATCTACATTCAAGGCGTCGATGGGTAACACACAGCCAGGATCACCTCGGCTGAACCAAAAGGGTATATGAGTTACGACTTCTTGAGATACATTGCTATATCCATAGGTTGTCTGATTGAATCCATTATCTGACCGACATAGTTGTCTATTTTTCTCAGACACCTTTTCTAAGGGAGTCTGAAACTCATCTAAAATCTCCATGAGTTGTCCAGGTATCGTTTCTACGAGATTACCACCAATCGTTATACTAGCTGTATCTATAAGACTATGTCCCAAACCATTCACCCATCCGAAATGTGGTCCTACTAAATCAGTCTTGAATGTCGTACTTAGTGATGTATCTGAGGGGTTTTTTGCACCACCCAATTGTATTAGATTCAGTGAAATATCTACTACAGACTCCGAGTTATAATAAGTTCCGAATGTAAGCCACTGTGTCCTACTTGTGGCTGTAAATGTAAATGTTAGACGATTTTGTGAAGTTATATTTGCGAAATACTGTGTACCTGTGCCATATACAGGGTGACGCACCCATGTCATTATATACCCATTCTCCTGAGGATATGAGTCGGCATTAATTGTCAAATCAAATGGCTGTGGTTTCACATATGGTAGTACGCGTTTACTTGTTATACATCTTAGCAAATTAGGATTGGATGAAACTGACCATGTAAGACCATCTAAGGATGTGATTATTATACCTGGTTCAACTGGGCCGCCCGATCCAGTAATAATAAACATTGTACCATTCCACGTTATAGAATCAACGCTGTCTTTCATAATATTTCCACTACCTGGATCTATGGCAGTAGTCCAGGTAATCCCATCAGTAGATGTGGTTATATAGTATATATGTCCATCGACATCAGACCAATAACCTATTGCGACCCATATACTTCCACTCCAGGCAACAGCGGTACCCGCACCACTTACAATTGTATGGCCTGGATGTACTGGATTTGTCCAGCTTATCCCATCTGATGAAGACGTTATAGAACCTGGATAGGTTCCAAAATTACCAACTACAACCCAAATTTGACCATTCCAAGCTACATATGTTCCTGATATAGATTGAGTACTATATGTAGTGTCATTATTCAATACTGGAATTGTTTGAACAGTCCATGTAATTCCATCAGAGGATGTAACAACGCATCCAATTGTATATCTTATATATGTTCCAACAATACCAATCTGAATATATCCAACCGCAACAAATATACGACCATTCCAAGCAATGCTATATAAATTGTATATGTATTCTAGACCATAACTCTTTGCAGCATCACTATCATATATATCTTGAACTGCCTGAGTTACTGGTATATCAGGAACAATTGGATTTGTCCATGTAATTCCATCTGTTGATGTTGTTATAGGGCCTATTATAATGGAACCCCATGATGAATTTGTAAAACTTCCGACTAGTACCCATATTGAGCCATTCCAAGAGATTCCTTCTCCATAACCATACATATTCCCTGAAAAGCGTGAAAGGGTCCAATCAAGACCATTCGGTGAGAATAATGTAGATTGTCTTAATCCCGCTGCTGATCCAAGGATATATGTGCGATTCTCTATTACTGTAATTTGCGATAAATTGTTTATATACTGAATACCTACTGGCATAAATGGTGTTGTCCATATTAGACCATCTGATGAAGTAGATAGTTGACCACTATAGGATGCAGTTATATCAGTCCATCTATCAAGTGAGTCCATATTTGTAGCTGCTATCCATGTACTAGTGTTTGAATTCCAGGCAATTGAGGCTGCCTTACCAGTAACAGCACCCTGTGGATTTACAGGTCTACTGAATTTTATAGAATAATCAAGTGTCGCAACATTACCAATATCCGTTTCCAGAGATGATATCCAATTTCCACATATTACCCAGTTATATGAATTTGGATCCCATACCACGTTATTTGCTGTATTTACTCCACCAAGGCTTTCAGCTGGATCGGTGGGGGGTGCCCAATTAATTCCATCTGAAGATATACAAATAGTTCCTATACCCCATGTACCCGTGGCAACAAACTGAAACCCGTTCCATGAAACACTTAATCCGCTAATACTGTCTGATGAGGTAACTCCAGGGGGGTTAATTGGGGTTTCCCATGTAATACCATCCGTTGAACGCGCAATCGTAGAAATGCTACCGTTTAATAATCTCCATTGACCTACGGCTACATAAATTGAGTGTGTGTTGTTATAATTAAAGGCCACGCCTTTTGCCACATGTCCTTTTGTTAAGTCTATATTAAGTGGGTTCATAAATATATTTACTTGTATTTGTAAACTCGGAAAAGTTATTACAGTAATATTTGCTAGAGTTATAGGTGAATTATTTTGACTGTTTGTAAATTGCCCTGCAACAATATACGTACTGGACCCCGCTTGTTGGAATGTTATTATCATTGAGTAAGATGTACCATTCGCGGTGCCAGGAATTAATAAAGGAGGAGAGAAGGAAGATATAGAATCAACATCAGAAATACGTAAAGATCCATTTGTCCATGATCCAGTTACTATGATTATACCTAAGATACCATCAGTTATAACATTTGTGGCATACCCCTCTATATCTGTACGTGCTTCAATTACAGTAGATGCAGGGTTAGACGGATTTATACAATTTGAACTTAATGTAACAGTTACTGTCCCTGCTATACTATTAATATGTGTAATATACGTCCCAGAAAGGAAATAAGAATTGGTTGATAATATATCACCTACATTTGGCACATTACCCGTTGTAAGAATCATAGTATTCTGACCATATATTGGAACACATGTCATAATAGTGAATGAGGAAGATGGATAATGCCACGTTGTCCCTGTTATATCATCCGAATATATAATACTTTGCCCCTTTGTACTACCACCATATCTCCAATATCCTACCACAACCCATTTATCTCTATCCCTATCAGCAGTAGTGGCGGCAAATGCTTGAGAACTGGTGATTGTATTATCAATTGGATTAAATGGCGTACCCCATCTTGTAATATCAGTCGTTATTGATATAGATCCCAAAATATCACCATTTACATCTACCCAAGATCCAAGTAATAAATACCTACCTGACACAGGGTCCAATGCGATACCCTTTATATTCACTATATCATTCAGAATTTGGGTAGGTCTTATAAGTGGGCCAAATTTATATGTTTCAGCAATATTTGATGCTTTTGATAAAGTACCTTTTGCCCCAGCTGGAATTGTAAGAGACCATTTACCTCCAATAACCATTTCTGTAGGGCTTAACGCTATTGTATTGGCATCGCCACTAGTCGTGCCTAATGGATTCGTGGCAGGTGCCCACGCGATTCCATCAGAAGATACAGATATTGATGTATTGTGACTTTCACCCACGTTTATCCACGTACCCACTGCGACCCATATATAGCCTGTCCAGGCAACGGCTTTAGTTTCGCCATCTTCAGTACCCCCTGGCCCGGTAGGCAACGACCATGTATTGCCTCCATCAGTTGAATACATAAGAGACGAACTATACGGCTCATCAAATTTGCCGCCAATTACCACAGTTAGCCCATTTACAGCGATAGTGTTTGCGATACTAGTAAAGGTATTACCAGCAGTTGTAGATTGCGGTGTCCAAGTAATTCCGTCAGATGATTTTGCAATCATATAAATTGTATCGTTGGGAGGGGGCAAAGGAGATTCCCATCTTCCAACAGCGATCCAAGAATTACGCGATGGAACCCACGCAACAGATCTACATATCCCGTTAGGTTTAACACCTATAGGGTCTACAGGAGACGACCAAGATATGCCATCGGTTGAATATAAGATACAGCCAAACCAGTAACCTGTAACTCTATCACTCCACTGACCTACAGATATATATTGCGAACCATTATATGCTATATAATTCCCTACACCACTTGGCTGAGTAAGAACTATATCATCCGGTGAATATACATATATAGATTGCGATGATGCAGTATAATTGCCTACTGCAGCATATTGATCACCATTATATATAATCATTTTTGGGTATGAAGCCATAGGGTTTAAACTAGTAAACGGTTCTACACTGATATCTATATCCTGCCACTTTAAGCCATTATAGGAGTATTTAATATATGCGTTATTACCAAGCAAGCCACCCAGTAAAAATGTATCTTTATTTAAAATATCAATATGCTCCGTATCAAATGGCTTATCCGTTAATGTCATTGAGAATGATGCAGTAGAAGTATCAGTTAGAGGCAGAGAGGAGGTTATACTATATAATCCACCAATACTCAAGTCGTCTAACTGAACACCCATGAATTTTGCTATTCCCAAATCACCTACGGGATATGTATTTGGTATTCCAGATGTGGGGTAATTGAACTTCGTTGTCCTTACATAATTACGGTTTTTATAGAGTTCCAGCATAATATAATTTGAATTTGCCAAATACTTTGGGTTTCTCGTATAATATGCCTCTATTTGCCGAGTACTGATATCTGGCATGTTAGCCACTAACATGACGCGCCCAATCATCTCACCTTTGGTCGGTAAGCGTATGATTCCAGATTTACCAAAATCTGGCGCCGTATCAAAATCAATTCTTACCCAATTCGTGGCATAACGCCCAGTCTTCACTAAAACTGTTAAAAAAGAACTGAGTCTAGGTTGTCCTTTCGGAGGTTGTAGGCGCTCATCTTGCATCCCTGTAGATACGATTTTGAGTAGGCTTGCGACCATATCTCCCTATTTATTATGTGCTTCTTTCTTTCCCTTTAATTCACGCTTCAAATGTACCTTACAGAACTCCTCTCTTGTCACCACGGCATTATTACACTTATTACCATTCTTATACACACCCGTACATATATATACATATCCCTGACCCACCCGCTTCTTATTTTCCATCCACCCCCTAGATGACTCATCAAAGAAGTTAGCAGTGAATTCCGAATTACCTGCTGACATCTTTTATATTATTGTGTGATATTGAGAAAAGTTTATAGATGCCTTCAATTTTAGTCAATGAACAGTTTATTACATATACCATTCTCAAAGCGTAACCATTGAAATGCGAAAACGAAGACGTGTACTTCCCACTCGGTATCTACGGAAGTATCTGTTGTACTAAATGTTGGAGGCCTCACTTCTAAAGTCAGACGAAGACTATTCAGACGACTGGCATTCATACTTCCCGTGGGATTATGCTCGGCTGGATGGTCAGCAAATGAATATCCATATATGAAAGAATCATATGCAACTTTTCCACCTTTGTGTGCCCTAGATATATGAGAACGAAACCATTTCTCATCTTGTTTTACTATATCCATCCCATTCCCCTGAAGCTTTCCAGATATAAGAAGTGGCTCTAATGGTGAATAGACTGGATCGTACTCAGATTCAAGAGTAGCCGAATAATTTACCCAATCATTATTCTGTGTAACTGCAGATTTCCTCCGTAAAAACCAGACTATCTCTTCTATTGGCTGGTTCGCTTCTAGAGGTAATTGTACTGTAATACTATCTGTACCAGTCTTATTGATGACATACTTGAGTGGTTCCGTGAAATCAAATTGCTGAATCTCACGAAATGGACGCTCAAAAGGCTGCCGTAAGAGCATCTCTCGATAAGGGCCGTCTACAAATATCCCGTGTGTCAAGAGTTGAATAGTTCTCATCTTAGGTGGCCTTGAAATAGTACGTGTTTTAAGATCTATCTTCCCACGATTTGGGAATCGTTCATCATATAGAAAAATATCTTTATCTAAGGGAGTTTCCTCACAACCCTTTTTTCCAGAAACACTCCGTACAACTTGGTCAAAGCGTTTCAAAGATACACGGACTCGCACAGTCCCATCTCGGCAAGCAGTTAATGGAAAAGTTGCTGTAAGGCGTTCTCTTAAGAATGAGAAACACAGAGGTATAGTAATCCAGGCATCGTCCGTCGGAAGTATCTCAGTCCCCGTCCACGATTTAACATCCGGTATACTAAAACTACCAAGTGTATCTGATAAACCCACTTGCGTATTCAAATCTGGAAATAGAGTGCTAACTACCTTACAAGTATCTCCAGTTATCCTCTCCAAAATCTGGTCATCCACTTCCAATGTAGCTTCATTTAGTAAAGCTGTGCCTAGAGAATTCACATATGTCCATGCCTTCTTAGTATCCTGAAAACTGTAGAGTCCACATTGAAGACGTTCTCGTTCCAATGCTGTGAGCCAATCACCAACACGCACTTGTATATAAAGTGCCTGAAGTAAATCTCCACACATTGTGTTATTCAAATCAAAAAGAAATGTCTGTCCGAATTCAGCAGGACCTTTGAATGTAAATTCACGAAATACAGTTGATAAAGGAACTGTGCGAACTCCCTCATCCCGAATAAATCGTGTGACTTTCGCATTTGTTGGAAAAAATAATGTGTCTTGGTCATCCCGTGTAACCAAATCAATTAATGTTGTAGCCGCTCCTCTTGGTTGTTTTGTACCATATACCTCCTTCCCTCGTATATCCATCTACTTAGTCCCCGTGCTTCCAAATCCACCCTCCCCACGCACGCTGGCGGGGAGAGAATCTACATAGACCACCTCAGCAATATGACCAAGTGCAGGAGCAATAATTTGAAAGAGTCGTACACCCTTCTCAAGACATGATTGTTCAGAACCCACTGATACAATGGGTGCCATCAATTCTCCGCGATATGTCTTATCAATAATTCCACGACTATTTGCCATCATGTACCCAGTCTTGTAAATGGATGAACGAGCCTCAAGAGTATAATGAGAATCCTCCTCCAGACAGACATCATCATTGTTATAGGTCAACTTCAGCATCCGCCCCTTCACCCCCAAATGTAATAGACTAGCTTTATTGAGGGGGATATAATCCTGAACTACCTTCAGGTCATAGCCGGCATTATCATCGGATAACTTCTCAACAGTTCCAACTGAAGGGTAGAATGGCTTTCCCTCCTCGGTTACAAGAAGTTCAAGGCGATATGTGATTGACATTGTATACTTTATGAGTTTGAACGCGGATCTCTCAATTTTTGTAGATAGTTGTACATAAAATTGATAACAATCCCTATTTTATACATACAGTATAAAATAATGACTGGATATTCCTATTTACTCTATACACGTAACCCGGAATCCTACCGAAATAATAATAAGAGTGTCATCCCTCATACAAAAATGAACCTTATAACTATTCTTATCACGTCTATTATATTCAGTTCACTCATTATAATCACCATAATACTCAAAAATCCAATTGCCAGTTATATATGTACTTTAGGATATTTGGCATTCGCTATCTTAATAATAAATCAATCAGATTATGATTCTGATACGGATTCTGAGATAGAATCTGAATCTGAGGCCGAATGTGATGAGGTAGATAATAATAAATCGCCCAAAGAAAATAAGGATGATTAATGGAAAGAGGCTCAGTTGCCACAGGCTCAGTTGCCACAGGCTCAGTTGCCACAGGCTCAGTTGCCACATGCTCAGTTGCCAAACACTAAAGTCCCCCGCTTATCTTTTATATCATATAGACCCCATCCAACTGTAATAGCCCTAAAAGTGACTCTTTTTTTACCAGTAGATGCTGCCAATGTGTCAGTCAAATTTAACCATAGCGTAGGTCTGTCTGCGCTAGTAAAATTCAAGGTACCTGAAGGTTTCCTCCTCTCAGGAGCCCTATAACCATACGACGGCCCATATGTAAATGATATCCAAGATATTGGTATACCTGGAGACTTTTCTGATTTCGTATAAGGTGACACATTCTGCCAAATCGTTGGTCCCCATTCAGATTCACGGTCTTTTCCAGCCACAATCAGTTTCATAGTATTATAATATGCGCCATCATTCATAGGGTTTACAAGATTCCATAACTGATTCCGTTCAATATAGTAATCTGATTGAAACATAATTAAGATTCCTTCCGCTGGATGTCTGCCGTCAATGCGTTTTGTAATATACGAAGATACACCCTTTTCCACAGCAATATAATCGGCAGAATCAATACTCAGCGTATTCTCAAAGGGCCTCAGAAACGGAATCTGATTTGCAGTCGTTTTAAGAAGTTCCTGTACATCCTGTCTGACATATCGTTGTGTCGTCTCCAGACTTATAAGAGGTTTTCCAATAAGTTCTCTAGTAAAGGGTATAAAAGACGTTTTTACACCATTACTCCCAGCCCAAGTTAAATCCTTCCGATTCCATGGAGCAGGCTTTATAGACCCATCTGACGCCTCCACTAAATCCTCCAGGCGACGAATCTGTACACGGATACGATATTTCTGACCCGGAAGTGCAACAAACGGTAGCCCACCATCATCAGCATGACTACAACCTATCAGTGGAAGACGCAGAACGAGTTTTCCAGGAGTTGCGTTTCTCTGAATATCAAGCGCAGAACCTGAATGAGATCCAAACTCCTTCAGTGACAAAGCCTCCTGATTTAATGTACCCTGTAAGTGTGTCCAAGCATATAAGAAATCACCCGAGAACTCCTGTAGTAACACTTGATCCTGATAGAATTGTATTTTCTCAAAAAGAAATGCACCAATTCCACGTGTATAACCATATCGGACACCTGACGCATCGGCTATAACAGTTTTACTATTAAGAGGCTCCACAGCAATAGGAAGCCATGTAGGCAACTCAATACGAAATGATACAGCCACAAGTACATCTCCAAATGCATCCATCTCCCATTCCACGGTACGACCAAAATCAACCATATTAAGAGGATGTGTTAGTCTTGTCTCATCCAATGTAGCGGGCCAAGTAGTCATATTATATGAGAAAGGCACAGAAGCAGTTTGTTCACTGCTCATGAAATACTTATCTTTTTGCCCTCGGGCAACCAATTCAAAAAGAGACCCCTCTGAAGATGTATTGGGTCTATCCATCTAGCCTTTACTAGTAAAAATGAATTATCATTTATGCGCGGAAAGGTACACATGAATCTAGTCATTGTTGAATCTCCTGCCAAATGTTCTAAAATACAGGGATTCTTGGGCGCCGGTTATACGGTCATTGCATCCATGGGTCACATCCGTGCCCTCGTACAAAATATTGATTCCATTGGAATTCAGAGGAACTTTGAACCCACGTATGAGTTCATGAAAGAGAAAGCCAAAGCCATCGCACAACTAAAGGCACACGCAAAAGATGCCAAGAAAATCATTCTCTGCTCTGACGATGACCGCGAAGGAGAGGCCATCGCCTACAGTATCGCAGTCCTCTTGAAACTAGATCCCCGAACGAATCCACGCTCCGCATTTCGTGAGATAACACAAAATGCTGTCCTAGACGCAATTTCTAAGCCTAGACTGATTGATATGAATCGCGTACATTCACAGCAGGCCCGCGCTATGCTAGATATGATGGTCGGATTCACGATTTCACCACTCTTATGGAAGAATCTCGGTGGAGGAGCAGCTCTCAGCGCAGGAAGGTGTCAAACTCCAGCACTCCGTCTAGTCTGTGAGCGAGAATACGTCATAGACTCCTTTAAGTCGGAGACATCGTGGCTCATCAAAGGGACATGGAATGGATGGCCTGCGTCTATGATGGACGCTCTCAGCAACGAGGAATCCGCACTCAATTACTTAGAAAATCACTCCACGGAGCCAAATGCCGTCATACGCAGTGCCACGACGAAGCCTTGGGCAGAGAGCCCCCCGCAGGCTCTCATGACGAGCACCTTACAACAACAATCTAGTAATCTATATCATTGCGCACCCAAGAGAACAATGCAAATTGCACAGAAACTTTATGAGGCTGGACATATCACTTATATGAGAACTGACCAGACGACCATGAGCGAAGAAGCAGTAGCCGATGCCAAGAAAGTAGTGGAGGCTAAATGGGGTAAGAATTATATTGGTACTAATGCTACTACATCAAAGAAGCCCGGTTCTACAAACACTATTGTACAAGCACAAGAGGCTCATGAGGCGATCAGACCCACACACTTTGATGTGACAAAACTCCCCGACACAGAGGACTGGGGGACTCAAGATATAAAAATATACAGACTCATATGGCTTCGTGCCATACAGTCTATCATGGCCCAAGCAAAAGGTGAATCTCGCGAGGTCATCTTTGACGCAGAAGGCGATGAAGGTGAGTTGCCCTGGCATGCCAAATGGAAACGGACGACCTTTCCCGGCTGGAAGGCTGCCGATGAAAAAGACACTTCCGTCTCAGTTGCCCAGAAAGGAGATGAGATTGAGCAAGTAACTACGGAAGAACAAGAAGGTGAGAAAGCCTGGAAAGTCGCGGAAGCCCTGAAGCCCGGAGAGATACTCCAATGGAATAATCTGACCAGCCATCCAAAGGAGTCCAAACCTCAAGGAAGATATACGGAGGCGAGTCTTGTCCGTGAATTGGAAAAGAAGGGAATTGGTCGTCCTTCCACGTTCGCCTCTCTCATTGCCACTTTGATTGAAAAGACTTACGTGGAAATCAAAGATATCCCGGCAAGTACCGAGGAGTCTAAGACTTATTCAATCACGAAACTCGGCCAGTGGCCTCCAAGCTCAGATTCATTTGTCTTAAAACGCGGAGGAGAAAAGTCCCGGATGTGTCCATCACCTCTTGGAAAGTCGGTTCTAGATTTCACAGTTAAACACTTCCCGGATCTCTTCGCCTATGAATTTACCGCGAATATGGAAAAGCGTTTAGACAAAATTGCAGAAGGGCGAGAAGCCTGGAAACTTGTTTTGGGAGATACCTGGAATTCTTATAAAGATCGTTGTACGGAATTGAAATCCGGAACCGGGGTTACCGCGGCTGGATCCGGAGGAGCGAATCCTAAAAAGCGAGAATTTCAAGGAGGGGTTCTTGGAATCCTTACAGCCAAGGGGCCACTTCTCTTGAAGGAAGGAGTTACGAAAGAAGAGACCATCTTCTATGGATGGCCAGCTACACTAAAGAAGGGCTTACATGAGATATCAGAAGAGGAGGTACTACAGCATATTGGGTCTACGACTAAACAGAAGCAGGGAGATGCCGTAGGGGAATGGAATGGTCATACGATATACAAGAAGAAGGGGCCCTACGGGGAATATGCCGAATGGAATGGTGTCCGAGTCAATTTAGTAGTAGGAGATGACGTAGATGCTATCATAGCGAAGGTCCAGGCAAAACAAGAGAACCCTACAAAGACAGTAGGACCCTTTCAAATAAAGACTGGGCCCTACGGTCCATATCTTCAGAAGAGTGGCTCAGCAAAAGGAGCAAAACCCCAGTATGTTAGTATACCCAAGGATACTAACATAGACGAGTTGACTGCACAGCAGGCAGGAGATATATTCGAGGCCGGATTGAAGGCGAAGGCTGCATTCAAGAAGAGCAAATTTAAGAAATAGAGGTGTTATGTGATCTGATGTCGCGTTTTAGTGTAAATGTGCCACGTCAAAATAGCTACCGTACATGCTTACACCATCACGAATCATTCTCTTTTCATATTCTTTTTTCCAGAGTTCATAAAGTATTTCAAGTTCTGCACGTATTTCTTTATCTTCTTGAGCAGTTAACTTCTGAAATCGCAACATTCTTTTTAGGGTGATAATGCTTTGGTCTAATGCCGGGTATGATGGCATATCTATTTAGATACTTAAAAATCAGATAATTTTACTCTGTAAATGACGACAGTTGTACAAGAACTTAGTATTCACATTGAGAATGCCTTAAGAGCAAGATGGGGCACATATTATTTCGGAAAATGGCTAAATGAAGAAGCAGAAAACCATATTATACGTATATATGAAGTGATTGCTAAAGATCATCCAGAGTCTAGTCTATTAGCCCGTAATCTCTATTATGCCATGGAATCTTATATATATTTTACAGATGCCAATAAACTAGAGATTAAAGACCTTATAGTCTTCTTGGAAAGGATCGTCAAGAAACAATTTGAATAAATAAAATTGAAATACTTGTTTACGTTGGGGCTAGTACCGGCGATAACATGTCACAAGAACAGAAACCAAAGAAGTCCTTCAAGGTTAAGAAGGAATTGGTGCTAGAGGCACCTGTGCTAGAGACTCCTGTCACGATAAAGCCAAAGAAGATATTCAAGGTTAAGAAGCAAGTAGTACCAGAGGCAGAGTACGTAATCACCGACAGAGAGTCAAAGGCCACAGAGGTCTTCTTGATTTTACGAGACTACTATGAGAGTAAGGGTACAACAGTCACAGAAGAAGACGTAAAGTGGTACAAAGAGGAATTGGAAAGGGAGAACAAAGAACTGGCAGCCTTCTGGGAAGATTGCTCCGTCACAAAAGCATGTCTTGATGCTTTTGCGAGGGGGGAGACTGATGAGGTCATTCAGCAGGTACAAGAAAAGGCTAAAAAGGAGGAAAAGAAGAAGCCCCTCAAAGAGGGCGATCTAGGAGAGAAGCCTCCCTTTGGAACACCCGAGTTCTGGGCCTGGGCTCATAAGAGTAAGCAATTACGTCTTCAGAAGGAGGCTGCCATTATTGCGGCAGGTGGGACGGTCCCTGTAAAAAAGGTTAAGAAGGGAAAGGAAACAAACGCAGTCTAATAATATCCAGTATATGGGCCTAGACCTGTTACAGGCTCGGGTGTAAAGGCTTTAGGGTCTCTAGGAGATCCAGAAGAAGTGATGGGAGGTGGTTTTCCAGCAACACATACTGTTTTTGCCACATCGTAGCTGTCAGACCAGACACTAAGCAAATTCTCTTTTGCATCCTTCTCTTCATCTGGAGTCAAGTTATAGGAAGTACATAGGCGCTCAAGAAGAAATAGGGCGCGATCCACCCATGTCTCAAACGTGATTTTTAGATCACGAGGGGGCAAAGACTTGGTAAAACATCTACCCGTAGTATCGGCAGGGTTCTCTCGGTCATGGGACGTGTTAAATGGGAGATACATAGTGGCCTGTACCATTTGATTGGTACTCATAAGATCATGCTTCAGACAGCAGAGTTTAGATACAATCAACTTAAATTCTCGTAAATCTGCCTCTCCTTCTTCCGTAGTTGACTTTTTAGTAGCGAAAATCTCAGAGAGCCTCACAGCAAAGGAGGATTCTTGCCCGCATTGGATATCAGATACTCCCTTTGAAGGTCCCTGGAATCCTTCGGACCAATTGCCGGATGCGACGGTCTTATTACGCAATATAATCATATACGCCACAATACCGGAGACCATCGCAGCAAATAATGCAATTACCATAAAAAAACTTGTGGAACCTGGATTTATAGGAAGCTTGCTCTCCATCTGGTGGTATATGAGATTTGCTATGGAGTAGATACGATTTCAGTGTCATCAGGCTTCAAATGTACGGACCAGGACTCAAACATATCACCGAGTTCCTTTTTCTGGAAGACCTTGTCCATCATGAATTTGTCAATATTGAACCCCTGCTCTGTCCTCAACTGAAGTTGGTATATCTTCACCACCTTCTTCTGGCCAATACGCACGGCACGAGCCTTTGCCTGCTCCATCTCCGAAGGAGTCCACCACGGGCTGACGAATATGATGCGGTCGTATTGCTGGAGATTCAGACCCGTGCTACCCGCCTTGAGTTGAATCAGGAACACGTCCTGCTTACTTCCATTTACCTCTGGCATAGACTTGCTCTCCTTGAGTGCGGCCTCCCGCTCCTTCATGGAGAGACCGCCGTGGTACTGGAGGATTTGCCCTACAAAGGAATGCGCCTTCAAGAAAGCCTCCATCAGGATCATCTCCTCGTGAAACTGGCAGAACACGATCCACTTATGTGCCTCTCCAGCCTCATGCGCATCCCTCAAGAGGTGCGAAACCTCGTCAAACTTCCGACTCACGTTATTAAATTCCGGGCCAGACCATCCAAATACCTCCTTTCTACGAGCCTTGATATAGATTTGGGGATTTACACTGACCTGGCGGAGCCTGAGGAGAATAGCGAACATCTCCAAGATATAGGCCCTCCCTTCGAGGGCGGAGGCATCCCGCCATTTAGACTCCTCGTTCTTTAAGATTCCACTATAAACTGCCTCTTCATCCTTGCTAGTGAAGTCAAGGTGCCTTACCTCCTCCATAGGAGTTGGAGGGATGATGGAATCACCCTTGAGAGGGCACTCGGTTAAGCGCCTTGACAGGTATATGTTCTGGGCCCATTCGGTGTAAGATTCCTGCCACTTCTTGCCGGGGGCGGTGGGAAAGCCGATGAACTTCAGATATGTAGTACAATCATCCATGCCATTTGTGATGGGTGTACCTGTAAGAGCCCATTTGTACTTTACAGCCTCTGCGATATTCAAGATAGACTGGGCCTTCTTGGTTGCGGCATTGCGAATGGTATGAGCCTCGTCCAAGATCATACGGTCGTAGAGGGCACCCTTACAGAGTTCAGGCTTACTGGCAATCTTATCGTAATGCGCAAGATACACTGTCTTTCTTCCTGGAATTACACTGCCTTGATGCCTCCAGGTACCTCCCCATTGGGTAGGCAAGTATAGGTTCACATCGGAGCGGCGGAACTCGGACTCCCATTGCCCACGCACTGCCAGAGGCGTCACTACAAGAGTGTTCAACCCATCTCCGTTCACGATAAGGCCTATGGATTGTATGGTCTTACCTACACCCATCTTGTCACCCAGGATTCCACCTCGGACAAACTTGTCAGTATTAGCTATGGGGTATCCCTTCTGCTCACACTCCATCATCCAGCGAATACCGTACTCTTGATGGTCATGATACACCGCATCTTTCCACGCGGGTTTAAGAATCGCGATATCTGTCATGATTAATTGCTTATAACGGGGTTACATATGGGTGGTCCATGTAACAGTTCAATTTTATCGCTGGCTATAAGCCTCTTAAACAGAGACTACATTTGCCCAAGGGGGGTATATGGGGTTGGAAGATTCAGGAGGCCCACCTTCTGCCATCCACTTGGAAGGCATATAGGCCCTGTATTCAAGACCTTCCTCCAAGGCTGCTTGCCTACCGAAGAAGGCGCCCCACCAGGAGAATGTGCTGTTTGCTGTAATGGCTCCGGCCCAACATCGTGACATTAAGAATAATGTATTGTATTCATCCGATTCGGTCACAAAGACACACCGGTCGTTGAATACACTATAGTTCTTTGCTTCTTCCATCGTATCACTGAATACTAAGAATCGGATGTCCTCTGGAAATCGTTTCATAGCCGTTTCAAAATAAGAGAGTAGGTTTACTTGGTGATGAGGAAGCAACTTATAATCTCCAAGACGTACATGAATGAATGCGGTTTTAACCATCTGTTCCTTCGTCTCTAGTTGCCATTGTTTCAAAAGGTCCTCAGCTCCTTTGACGGCATCCCAGGAGGCTTTGAAGGAATCCGATACATATTCCGCCGCCTGCCAACACCCTTTCAAGAGTATCTTATTTGCAGGCGGCATAGTTGGAAGAGGCTCGTATTGAAATATACCCTTCTGTTCAATGGCCAGCTCAGGAGATGCGCTCCAGCATTTCGGCACATTTGGGAACATCTTAAATATCGTGTTGAAGTCACCGTGCTCCGAGGGAAGGCAATACGGCATGGCGAATACAAGAGGAATAGACCATTCTTCCGAAAGCGTATGAGCACATGCTAATTGAAAGAGACGGTTACCGAGGCCACATTGTAGTTTAGAAGAGATCCATGAAGATGCGTTAGAGGGATCGAATGTCATAGAATAAAGTTGAACCATGCTTTTAACCCGGTTTCAAAGTACCTTATTGGTTTAACTAAGAATGTCCTTCCCGAGAGCATTTCAGAATTATGTACCTAGAACGCACTGTATAGATAACCACGTGTATGGTGTAATTCTTGTATCACCGGATGACTGTATCCTTGTAGTTCAAGGAAGAAAGAGCATGAAATGGTCCTTCCCGAAAGGACATGGATCTGCCTGCGAATCACCCTTGAAAGCTGCTCTACGAGAACTGAAGGAGGAGACTGGGATTGTTCTACAAGAGAGGCTACCGGATAACGAAAAGAGGTTTAAGTCTAATAAATCAAACTCTGGTGGAACATATTTCATCTTTCAGATGGATACGAAACCTGATGTAGTAACCGAGGATAAGACCGAAATAATGGATGCCATGTGGTGTCCTAGGCACAAGTTACCATCACTGAGAGGTAATATGGATATGACTACATTCTGCCGAAAACAACTACATAACGACCCATTCTTGACATTGCCGAACAATAACATTGTAGTAAGTTAGATATGCCATCTAACGAAAAAGGGTTCATCCAAGAACAAATCTACAATAGCGGTAAGTTCCTCTTTTTTTTGACTATTATACAGTTCTGGTGGATTGCCATCTGGGGTATTGCTTATATCGTCATAGACCTTATATCTGGGCCATCTAAGACAATAGAATTTACCATATATGTAAGCATGTTGCTCGGCACCTTCATCATGGTACATACGAATCCATCCTTATTAGACAGGCTTTGATTTCCCTCGCCTCATGCAGGCTTCACTTAGAGGCTCTCTACTAGGGATCTTTCTACGGAAGGAGTGTCTTAGATCTTCAGATTTGGGTGTAAGAATAAGTTTAAAGTAGGAGTCAACCTCTTCTTCCAACTCCTGTAGGATGCCCTTAGATGGATACTCCCATGGAGGAATATCGTCGTTTGATACAAAATCGTCTTGATAAGCATTATAGTGTCTACCAACACTAATAATATTCCATCCTGCTTGGATCACCTGTTCTTCTGTCATCTTTAACGTATCAGTTTCAGGTAAGCGCGCACGTTCTTCCTCGTTCATGCGTTCATATTCTATACCAGTATCGACAGCCTTCTTGAAATTTATCACAGGCATCTTTCTAACTACAGGGGTTACTACAGGCGCTGGTCCAGAAGTTCCCATGGTGGGAAACTCACTCTCCACGAGACTAATGGGGCCTTCTTTAGCCGTGCTTGTGTCTTTAGAGCGAAGGTGGGGGGCGACATAACCGCTCTTTTTTACAGCGTAACTGGTATCCTTTGGAACCAAATCGCCAAGGCGCATAGGCTCTAACTTTATTACTTGTTCTTGCGACATTCTTAGTATATACAAGTGGGGTAAAAATGGCTTTGTGCGGACACACATTCAATTTTATTACATATATTTACAATACTTTTTATGTCTTCGTGCGATACAGATAGTATTTACCTTTTTAGGGGGGCTAACCACTAGGTTGCCACCCTCTTGTAGAGTCCGAGTCCAAGCAGTCACGGAAGGGAAGAATATCCTCTTTGTAAGGGTGACCGAGTTGTCGCAACACTTCACTTGAAAGATACCATGCTTTGTTACTACAGCGATGCTATAATTGTCTTTATCAACCGTCCAGTAAAGAGATGTCCTTGGACGATATGCAACTGATTCAGGTTCTGATTCAGGTTCAGATTCAGGTTCTGGCGAAGGGGGGAGAGGTGGATAGATAGTTGGCTCTGTATCAGCAAGCACAATGTAGTCCCCACTAGACTCTGCAAGGTTTATCCACTCACTCATCTTCCAAACTACACCTTTTTTCAAATACGTACTGCGTGTAATGACAACGTATTCAAGACTAATGAGTCTTGCGCGCTCGTTACCGGAATCAAAGGTGAGTTCGGTATTTGTTCTCATTTGTATAGAGGGGTACTATCTATTTAGGTCACAGTAAGTTCAATTTTATATTACGTAAAAAAGGGTTCTTAGATACTATACTATCTTAATAATTAACCTACTTTACTCCCAGGCCTTCTTTGAACTCACAGGTGGCTCCTCTGCGTCAGTATTGATACTGCCATCCTCCATGAGCTCTCCCACATAGGCTCCGCGGGCACCTCTCTTGTTTTGCCAGAGGTCGTTAGAGAGCCAATTTGGTTCACCGTTCTCATTGGGAACACCGATGCGTAGGTAACTTGAGGAGCCAATCTTGTAAGGTAGTTCAACTCCCTCTGGCTTAGCAACCTGAACCTCTTCAGTGGGTTGAACTACAGGGGCCTTCTTGCCAGTCCGTATAACCTTCTTTTTAGGAGCGGGCTCTGTTAGCATCGTAGTCACTGGCTTGGTGACAGTCACTGGCGTCAGAGAGACGGGGGCATCTGCCACGGCCTCCGCAACCTCCTTATTCTTCTCCTCTTGCTTCTTGGCACTGGCAACCTTGCGGCCTGCCTGCATCTTAGCCTTATGCTCGGCACTCAAGACACGCTTGGGCTTTTCTGTAGGCTGCTCTGTGGCCTGCTCGCCCTCAGACACCGTGGTCACCTTGGTAACAGTTGTCTTGGGATTCTCGGCCTCAAACTTGGTCTTGAAAGACTCATACTCCTCGGGATGTTTCTTATTATAGTCGCCAACCCATGTAAAGTGGGCGCCCTTGACATCCGGATTTGCCGCCTTGTGGGCATTAATCTCCTCCGCATGCTCTTTCTGTAGAAAGCTAGAGTATGCGCTCCAGGCAGTAGGCTTTCCTGTGCGAGAGGAGGGCTTTTTCTCCTTCTTTCCAGTGTCTGTCTGTACAACTGATGCACATCCTGTCTGCTTGGCAATCTCCGCATCAATCAGACTGCGGTGGTTCAAGAGGTCAGTCAATGAAAGAGAACTCAATGAAAGGCTGGTCATCTTAAACAGTATATACGTTCGAGGGGGTACTTTGAATCCAGGGCAACCTTGGATTCAATTTTTATTTTAGATATTAGTAGCTCTTAGACTTGCATACAGAACGTAATCCATACTTCACTGCAATCGTAGACGCGATAACGGATGCCAGTGGGGTAAAGAGACTTTAGTTCCACTAGAATCTCTTCTATGGGACTGTGTGAATAGACAGATAGTATCACACGGGGCTTATTTAGATCCCTAAGATACAGATGCTGTACTGTGAAGCGTTGTAGCATGCGCTTGACGTCGTTATCATCCCAGTCAATGTTGTCTTCAAACTCCACTTCGTAATTCGTATACCATCCCATCTTGTTCGGTATTTACTGGTTCCCTATTCGGCCAACTTCAATTTTAATTATTTCTAAAAAAAGGTCTTAATGTCTACTATTAGCCAGGCTTAGCGTTAGCCAGGCTTAGCGTTAGCCAGGCTTAGCATTAGCCGATTTCCGCTTTTCTGCCAGTGCTTCCTGTGCCCGCACATGCTTCTGGGTATACACCTGCTTCTCTTTCCCACCCTTCTTCTCCTGACGTGTCTTTGGCTGCTTATAGTCTTTATCCATCTTCACGGGTACCTATATGTAGCTTAGGCCTAATATTCAATTTTTTACAATCACAATTCCCTGTTCTTTAAGTTCGTGTAGTATGGATCGGAGGAGTTTTTCTCCGATTGTTGGGATTGCTTCATGTATCTGGTCCCGTGCCTGAGGCCCTGTGAATAGTAGGTGTCTTCTGACTTTGAACGTGTCTGGGTGACACGGGTGATGTTTAGCACCTCTGATCCAAGATACACATTTAGTATTGGATACGAAGCGCCCTTCGTCAATCTCTTTGATGATTGCGAGGATAGTCTCTTCTGGAGCGAGGGTATAGATATCGCTCTTCTTAGCTCGGGAACATGTACTAGCGACAGTTCCTTGGCTTGAGACACTAATTCCGTCGTCGTGCTCATCTTCGTAAGCGACTCTTTCGGGTTCCTCAGAGACCCCTGTATGGTTTGAAAGTGAAGAAGGTTCCTTAGGATATATAAGAGGCCTAGGAGGGCGACAAGTATTGAGCCTAGATATCTCATCTTTAACGGATGAGATACAAGAGCCATATACGATTTCAGACATGACATGTGGGTACTATGTGCTCACATGCTAGACGCTCATCAATTTTTTGCTGGATAAATACGGGCTCCATTATATACATAACTGTAGGGAATACAGAAACTGAATTTTATCTTAATGAGATGTACGAAGAATGACCAGTCTTTCATATCGTACAAATGAGATAGACATACATGGGGTCAATTTTACATGAAAAAGTAAGGGTGGTGGCTTTTATTACCAGAGGCGCTACGTAGAGCCACTCCTCTGGGATTTTGGTTTTTTCTTTATCTTTTTATGCTGACTTCAATTTGAAGAGTGGTAGTAGTGGTAAGAGCTGAGTAGAGTTCTTTCTAATAGCCCTGCGCTCCTCTAGCTTGAGCTTATGGGCCAGAAGCTCCTCTGGAGTCTTTGAGGCAAGAGGCTTAGGACCACGCTTCTTTGGCTCTGCCACTGTAGGCTGAACCTCTGTAACTGGCTCCTTAAAGGTCACTTTGGCAGCCTTGTGAGCAGCGAGCTCCTCTGGAATTGACACCACAGGCTCAGTTACCACAGGCTCAGCTACTACAGGCTCAGCTACTACAGGCTCAGCTACTACAGGCTCAGCTACTACAGGCTCAGCTACTACAGGCTCATCTGGAATTACACTGTCCAAAGGAATCTCAATCGTAGGACGAGGTGCCTCTGGGCTAACTGGCTTCTTGGATTTCGCGGCCTCGCGACCGGCCTTCAACTTGGCCAAATGCTCGGGGCTGAGTGTACGCTTAGGCTTAGGCTCAGGCTCAGGCTCAGGAGACGCGGCAAGCTTCTTGGCCTTTGCCGCCTCACGGCCAGCCTTCAACTTGGCCAGGTGCTCAGCAGAGAGAGTGCGCTTGGGCTTTACCTCAGCAAGCTCTACCACAAGAACAGGCTCAGGAAGCACAGGCTCTGCCAAGTTCTTCGCCTCCCTCTCGGCCTTCCTCTCTGCCACCCTGGCCTTGTGTGTAGCGAGCTCCTCTGGAGTCTTTGAGGCAAGAGGCTTAGGACCACGCTTCTTCTGCTCAACTGCTGCCACAGGCTCTGTCTCAGGCACAGTGACGGCCACACTCTCAATTACAGGGATAGATTCAGGGAGGGTCTCATCCTCTGCTGTGGCAAGTTTGGCCAGTCTCTTGAGTGCCTGCTTTGTCTCGCGGCCTGCCTTCAACTTGGCCAGGTGCTCAGGACTCAGCACCCGCTTAGGCTTTACTTCTACAAGGCTGCTGATGGCGGCCTGTACGTTGGAATCCAACGTTGCGAACATCTTGGGGGTAATCTTGATTGACATCTTGTCGCTGTTGACTTGTATTACTTTGTCAAGGGGTACTATCCCATATGCCGCTAATACAATTCAATTTTATTTTTGGACAATTCAGGCTCTTGAGCCAAGATAGTAAAAAGGACTATTTCTGTATCAAGGTACCATTCTTAGAAGTTATAGTACATACCACTACAAGAACTACTACAGAACTGAACACCTTTCTTAGTCATATCCCCACAGTTCTGACACGTATATCCTGTATAGTCGCAGTTATAGCAGCCAAAGGGACTGGATCTGCTGCCATAGCACCTACGAGTCTTAAGAGGCTCCCCATATCCAGAGGATATTCTAACGAGTCTTAGAAATAGATCATTCTGCCAGGCATCTTCATACAACCGATAAAGGCGATCTCTACAGAGTCGCACGAACCTCTTCAAGATGATTATCTTGCGAATAGATGACATTATTACGAGGGGGGGGTGACTCTTTGAGTCCCTGGTAGGCGGTTCAATTTTTCTACATGAAAAAGATGTTCTTGTGGTATTTATTATCCAGAGGCGCTACGTAGAGCCACTCCTCTGGGGTTTAGTCTTTAGTTATATTGTCTTTAGTTTTATTGGCTTTCAGATGCGGTAGACCAAGATTAAAGAGCCTCAATCTCGTTTTGTAGCGCAACGAGTTCCCTCTGAATCTCTTCCCGCCTCTCTAAAAGGAGAGTACGCTGTAGCTCCTTCCTCTCCTGTTCTTTGCGCTCCTCCTCCTTGCGCTCCTCCTCCTTGCGCTCCTCCTCCTTGCGCTCCTCCTCCTTGCGCTCCTCCTCCTTGCGCTCCTCCTCCTTGCGCTCCTCCTCCTTGAGCGCTTTGTCCAGAGTATCATATATTTCTCCAAGAGTAAGGCTGGCATACTTGCCAGTAAGGACAACAATGAACTTCCATCCGTCACCTGCATATGTCGCGCCCGAATGGACTGGAGTGATGCGGCTAGAATGCCCAGTACAAAGAGAATAGGGGCTCCTATATATAGCGTTCTCCCTCCTAAATCCGCCGCCGCGGTGGTCCTGGATGAGTTCGGCTACCCAGACATCTGGGGATTCAACGAGGCTCCCGCTGAGGATTGCTCGGCGAGTTGTATCTGGGGCACTGGAGGCTACCACCTTCTCTCCAATCAAGTCGGGTGCCATCATAAAGAGCTGCTGGAACTTATCGGAAGTCTTGCCGAAGTTGCGAATTGCTGCCATCATGATATACTTGGGTAACAAGAGACATGACCTTATAACAATTCAATTTTATTTTTGGACAATTTGGGTTCTTGTACGCTAAGTCGGCCAAATCAAATATATCCGGTCGTTATATGAGCGCTTGGATGTATCTGTGGCCCGCAGTAGGCGTCCTAACTATCCTCTTCATCATGGTCATTGTAGTTCTCATAACCATCAATCTTGTACTCGGCCTCGGCGTAATAGCCATGTATACTATCTGCCCGAAAGAGCCCATGTTTGAGTACATCATAGAGACCTTCCGAAACCCGCAGATTGAGAATAACATACGTGATACCTTCTCAGTAGTTGTTAAAGAGCCTATCCCTCATAATGCCATCTATGTCTGGAGCCCACATGCTCTTATGTCCATATCAACCTTCATGTGTAACCGCTCACTCTGTAAGGCAGATGGATACACTCCTAACCATATCGTGACAATACCTCTTATCCAATACATACCCATAGTCTCTGATGTAGCCAGGTACTTTGGCATAATATCCTCCGACTATCGCAGCATTGAGTCTACTTTAAAGAAGAAAGAGTCCGTCTCACTTATGCTCGGCGGTGTCCGTGAGATGAACATGACAGAGGACTTCAAGATACACTTATATGCCAAGAGGAGGAGAGGGATATTTCGTCTGGCCTTGACAACCGGTACTCCTATCGTGCCAGTCCTCACTCTGGGAGAAAATGAACTCTTTCCATCAAGCAATATCTCTCTTCTCAAGTCGTTTAACCAGCTTTTATACGCGAACTTTGGTATGAGCCTACCATTCCCTAGCATAAGATCTCTTCAGAACTGGGTGAAACTCTCACAGGGTCCTCTGAAGCCTATACGTTCCTTTACAGGGAAGGCTATAGAGGTCATACAAAAAAATGAGCCAACAGAGGAGGATATATCCTCTCTACGCGACCGTTACATCAAGGCAGTTGAAGAAATTTTCAAGGAACATGCTGGCCCTGAGTACACGCTTCAGATTGACTGAGTGCATACACCACATGAAAAAGGAGTGGTTGTGGTCTTTATTATCCAGAGGCGCTACGTAGAGCCACTCCTCTGGGGTTTTAGGCTTGTTTTCTGTTTTCTGTTTTGGTTACTGTATTTAGTTCAACTCGGGCTCCTCGGCATCCGTATTCACACTGCCATCCTCCATCAACTCGCCGAAGTAGCGACCCCTCTTACCGTCCTTGGTGTACCAGAGGTCAACGGAGGCCCAATCATTATCATCCTTATTGAAGATGCGCAGGTAGTCCTGGCCATCCATCTTGAACACACGGAACTCGGCCACCTCGTCATCCTTCTGGGCCACAGTCGTAGTTGTTACGACAGGAGCCACGGTGACAGGGGCGGGCACAGGCACGGGGGCTACAGGAGCCTCGGCGACAGCGGCGGTTAAGCTAGTAACTGCCTCAGCCTCCTTCTTTGCCTTGCGCTCCTTTGCCTTCGCCTCCTTCTTGGCGTTGCGGGTCGCCAGTTCCTCGGCAGTCATCTCGCTCAGCTTCTTGGGGCCACGCCTTTTGCCCTCGGGCTTCTCGGCATCCTTTGACTCAACCTTTGACTCAACCTCCTCGGTCTCCGATTGCTCGGCAGAGGACACAAGCTCGCACTTCTTCTCCTTGGGGAGAGGTGCCAGCTTGGGATGTGTCTCGTTCCAGGAGGCCTGGAAGGCTAGCCACTCGGCCTCGTGTTTGCTGCGATACTGGCTAGCGAAGAGAGGCATGATACCCTGCTTCTTCTCCGCAGAAGCCTTGAATGCCTCGTAGTCAGTAGGGTGATCCTCTGTAACCTTCTTGCCGAAGGCGGCCCACGCAGTACCCTGGCTGCGGCGCTTGGGCTTCTGCTCTTTTTTCTCCTTGTTTTGCTTACCACCGGAACCAGAGGCGCCACGGTTGGCGATTTCTGTGTCAATCAGGGTACGTTGGGTAAGGAGCTGCTCGGGGGTCATGTTAGAATAGTCAATTGCGGACATTTATATCTTACTTATATGTTATCACTTGAAATGGGGTACCTACCATCTTGAGTACCATGGCATTCAATTTTTTTGTGGAATTGAACGGGTTTTTGGCCGGCTCTTGTAAAAATATATTCCAAGTGCTAACCGGTGTTATTATCGGCTTACCGGGTTTGACCGGCTTACCGGGTTTGACCGGCTTACCGGGTTTGACCGGCTTACCGGGTTTGACCGGCTTACCGGGTTTGACTGGCTTACCGGGTTTGACCGGCTTACCCCATCAAAAAACTTGGAGGTTTTTGTTTTGTATTTTCGACTAATTGGCTATAAGGGCGCTACATAGTGCCTAAGCACTGCCAGCAAGCTGGCGAGCCACTCCCTTGTTTTATTGGCTTTATTGGCTTTATTGGCTATATATTATCTCTTTACTTGCGTTTGGGGTGAACGGGTGGGCGACCAGTTGCCTGAGAGCCCAGAGCAGCCCACCTGCTCTGTTGCTTGCCGCGATTTGCGATACCAGGGTTGCAGGAGGCGCAAGTAGTACACTCACCCTTCTTGTGAAACTTCTGGGTGTCACGGTCGTAGCAGAGGTCACCAGAGCAAGCCTCCTTCCACTGAGGCTCGTCAGGGTGGATGTAAATACAGGTCTTGTGGGCATCGTGGTTCCAGCAACCAGCAAGCCTCTCTTTACAGAGAATACCTCCTGACTTTACCACCTTGGGCACCAGTTTGTTGGTGTCCACCATGCGACCATTGCGCATCTCCTGGTCCATGACGTATATGATCTGGGCAGTACAGATGTTTTGACCCTCGGGTACCTTGCTCTCGCACTTGGCGCAGGTGTGCTCAAGAAAGAAGGAGGAATAGCGGCAGGGCCTGGGGACACGAAACTTCATCTGGCCACCCTTAGTCCACTTCTCCTCCTTCTTTGTAACCGAGTACTTCAGGAGCTCCTTCTTGGAAGCCTCGTCTGCAGCAGCCTGCTTTGACAGCCTCTTGGCCTTGGCCTCAGGACTCTCGTAGGCCTCCATCATCCAGTCCTCCAGGTATGTCTGGTCACCCCAACTCAGGGCATTGAACCTCTGGGGGTCCCTGAAGAGCAGGGTATTGCAATAGAGGGGGTCACTATTGCAGGGGCAACCGCAGCGTACAGGGGCAGGGGGAGGGGTGCCTGCGATACCAGGGAAGTCGGTGGTATCATAGACCCAGGTACCGTGGGGGCAGGCCCATACGTGCTGGCCATCGTGAAAGGTTAAGACACTGTGGTCCATGTGGCAACGGGTGTCGCCACATGGGTTTGTATCCATCTCCTCCCAGCAAGAGACATGGTAAGTGTACATGTCAAGGTTGCCGCTAAAGAGGTCACGTTCCTCTTGCCTGGCAAGGGCATCCTCCTGGTCAAAGGGGGAGGAGTAGGGGGGAGTATCCACTCCCTCTGCCAAGATACGACGATCCAACTGTTCATCGTACTCTTCATCCACCTCTCGCATGATACTGTCCTCCTCTTCAGGGGTCAGGGCGAAAGGGTTTGCACTGGGTAGAGTAACCACAGGTGCGGGTGCTGCGGGTGCAGCGACCTTGTTGGAGGGCAACAAGTGTAGGAACCTCTTGTAGTCTGTTGCTGATTGCGTAGACATTTGCTTTGAGGGGGTACCTACTGAAGATGCTTCCAACGATTCAATTTTATTTTGAAATTGAATCGAGTTTTCAAGAGGGCTAAGGTGCAGCTTAGAGTTGTCTGCGGAACTATAGTTAAATGTGTTTGGAAGCCTTGGGTATTTCAAGACAGGGATAGCTCAATCCTCTGCCTCTACACGTAGTTGCCTCGCCTGATTAAGCGTGCCCGCCACGTCGGTAAACGATTTTCGTCCAAATGGGTTGCCCCAGATGGCCAGGTATGTTCTCTCTACTCGAACCTTAGATAGCTAGTAATGATCATCCGCGTTCGCCATTTACGGGTACTTCAGGTGCTGTTACTAACCCACCCCTGTGCCTTAGGATATGCTTAGCAGTCCGTTCGGTCGCCAAAGGAATTGGGTGTAATACAATTGCGATGATGTAAGAGGGTTAATGATCCGCTTCCCATGCCGCGAGGGGCAGCTTGGGCGTTGGATGCTGCGGGGGGGCAGCTTGGCACCTACTACTAAGCGGTTGTTGAGGTTCAATTTTTTTTGGAAATTGAAGACCAATATAATTTTTTTGAAGAGGTTTCATTTCATGGCCAAATTGAATGTGGTTACTAGGCCGGCCAAGCCACCCGTCTACTATAGATGTAGTACCGCCTATTTAGTAAGAGGTTCCAGAGGTTCCAGAGGTTCCAGAGGTTCCAGAGGTTCCAGAGGTTCCAGAGGTTCCAGAGGTTCCAGAGGTTCCAGAGGTTCCAGAGGTTCCAGAGGTTCCAGAGGTTCCAGAGGTTCCAGAGGTTCCAGAGGTTCCAGAGGTTCCAGAGGTTCCAGAGGTTCCA